GGTACAGCTCTAGCTGAATCTGCTTCGTCTGCAATTGGAGACACACCAGATTGAGGGGAGTCAACGTCGCTGCTGTTGAATAAGACCTTTAATGCTTCTGGAGACATCACAGTGCTGTTTTCTGCAAAAGATACGCCTCCCATAATTGGAAAATCACCGTGAGAATAAGTTCCATCAGATCCAGGCAGATCGTTTGAATTAAACCCATGACGGAATTGAATACCATCACCAGCTAATCTCTCAGCCATATCATTTAAGGCAGATTGATCTATTTCTCTACTCAATTCATCACCATTATCTAATCCAGGTCTTGGAGGCGGGTCTCCTTTATCTGGAGTTTCTTTTGTACTTACAACTCCATATTTAGTTTTCATATATTTATCTTGTTCAGCACGTAGTTCTTCTACAGATCTACTCGGCAGCACCTTAGGACCTGTAGGTTTAGTAACCGTTTTTCTGCCTGGTTGAATTAATCCTTCTTCCAGTGTTGCTTCATCTAACTTACCTACGATTACAAAGTTATCGTCCCCACGTTCTTCTACTAGCAAATCGCCTTGCACCATTGCATTGGGGAATCGTTTTCTTGCCGCAGCTATTGCTCTCTTTCTGTTTTTATCTGATTTTTCCAGCATTCCGCCAATGCCACTTTCTTGAATGCCTGCAAATCCGTCTGGAGAAGGTCCTGATGAGAACATTGTATTACGCTTTTAAGTCTTTACTAATTCTACCAATTGAATATTCTTACATTCCTTGTGATGAACGTTCAAATGCTTCAGCCTGCACAATTGCGTCAGCTGATGGGGCTGAATTACTGTTATTTTGTGGTGTATTTCCTTTATTTCCCAAAATACTTCCGTAATCGATAGAAATACCAGACAAGGGTGAGCCAGGCAGGCACTTTCCGATGTTTTCGTTGAAAGTATGGCCAGGTGGGCACCCCATAATCTTTGAAATCTTCTCTTCACGCTCCATCATCTTGCCTAGCGTGGTTTTTTCCGGTTTTGGTACACGCATTTCATCATTTCATCGGATTATTTACATTCTATCGGCCACATAACCGCATTTACCACGTTATATCCTATATACCCAATTCAAAAATAAGTAGATAGGGAGTATGGGAATTACCAAATAGGTTTATAAGAAATCAAGGTAGTTTTGCGCGGTTTTGCGGTAAAAATCAACCGATTCAAAAACATCGGTCACAACAAGCAGCGCTGAGTTGTTTTTATATAGCGAAACACAGCCTATAAACGTAGTTGTCATTAATTAAGCTTATGTTATCGCATAACTTTACAAAAACCGTCTATAGAGGGTCAAAAGTGATATGAAATTTTTGACACGTCTAATATACTCTGTACCCGAACAGCCACCCGAACAAAAAAAAATAACTACGTACCGTAAGTTACCTGCTTCGTTGTTCAGCTGTTTGGCAGAAGTATATGTCATGAGTTTAACTGTTGCTTAAGCCTCAGTTACTCATGAGTCAAGCGCACTAACTCAGCTCACACTACACACGTTTGTTTCACTTGCGTTACACATGTGTGTGTTCGTGTGTGAGCTTTCGTTTCGTGTGCGCAACTACAACTGCAATCGCTCGTTATTACCTCAGTTTCACTTTCGTTATAACTTCCGAGCTTCAGTTGTTATATATCTATGAAACTCTGTGTTTCAGTTATATCTTTCTACTTTTCATTTGCAATTCTCATTTGCATTTCGATGATTGCATGAACACAACTTGCCGCGTAACTGCGGCTGTATTCGTTTGTGTTCTTTGTCGCGTTTCTCGTGCGTCGTTTCCTCCTTTCGCTTCCGCTTCCTCTCGCTCACCGCGCTGCTCTCGCGCATCGCTGGTGGCGTTTGTGTGGCTCGCCTGCTCCTCGTCCCGAGGATGGCTGGCTGTGAGCCCTATGCCGGCTAACGCCGGCTTTATCACTTCGTGTTCTTTACATAAGCAAGCTTATGAAATTCTGGTATGAAGTGCCTTGTCAATTCGTTACCTCTGACTACGGCCGCTATGAAGCTGTCCGTTTCATTGGACGCGAAGACTTCCCAGTATCACGCAACCGTTGGGCGCGTGCTGCTAATTACATTTGGACACCTGTCTTCGCTGGACCGAAAGAGCCTGATGTGCTCTCTTCTCTGAATGACTTCGAATACGCACAGGCTACTTGCCCTGTGTGAACCTATGCCGGCTAACGCCGGCTTTATTCGTTTATGTCATTTCAATACTTTCAATGTTCACGATCTCTTTCATCGCTCCTTACACGCAACAGGTCCGCACGCAGTCCTTCGCTTCACGTGAGGAAGCTCTGCGCATGATTGCCTTCTATGCATCATGTGGAACAAGGGCTCAGCTTGTCTGACTACAACCTATGCCGGCTAACGCCGGCTTTATTTTTCATTGTTCTTCTTCAAATCTCAATGCAAACTATTGCAATCCTTTCTAAGCAAACTCGCCAAGGTGTTAGCACCTTCCGTTTCGTTCAATGCGAAAACAGCGAGTACTGGATGTTCGGTGGTGTTACCCCGAAAGCTATCCAGTTTGCTGACCGTAAGCAGCTTGAATCCTGCGTCATGCAGTGGCGGCGCTACGGATACAGCTTTGGTCTTCCGACTGAAGCTCCCGTTGCTCCGAAAGCTGCTACCAAGAAGTCGTTCCTATCTGACCCATGGTCAAGTGAACTTCCTTCTTCCATGCAGATGGAGCTTGAAGCACTCCCTGCCTGAGCGCACTGATGCCGGCTAACGCCGGCTTCATGCTTTATTGCCTTCGGGCATTTCACTTATGGAGTAATACTCATGCGTTTCAAAGTCCCTGGTCAATCTGTTTCTGTCCGTCTCTTCGAGCGCGTTGAAACTGTTGACAATCAATACGACATCTTTGATGTGGGTATTGAGCAAGAGGACGGCTCCATCGATTCCGTCGTGGTCGGTGGTTCCTTCTCTTATGCGAAGTCGCTTGCTCGTCAAGCTGACGAAGCTCATGAGGCTAGCAAGTCTAAGACGGCTAAGAAAGCTAAGGTCACTGTCACTGCTGAGCATGTGCAGGCCGTAGCTGACGCCGTTGCTGCTTGAGCCTCTGCCCGCTAACGCGGGCTTTTTTTCCTTTGTGCATTTCTTTATTTCTCAATGCTCAAAGGTTTCTACATCGGTTCCGGCATCGGACTTACCGCTGCTGTAGCGATGTTCTATTCCATACCTGCCTATCATGATTTCATCATGTGGCAGTTCTCGCATCCTGTCGTTTGGCTCCTGGGCCTGCCTGTTGGCATTGCCCTTGGTTACCTCAACGACTGATGCATTGGCTCACCTAACGGTGGGCCTTTTCTCTATGCCACCGATCCACGTATCAACTGGGTGTGATTGTGCCTGCCGTCTGCTGGTTTGCAGCTGCTGCTTGTCCAATCATCACTCCCATGTCAAATAGTCCTTTGCCTGCCAGGGTTACACCTGCTGCTGGCAAGACATATTTTGGAACTGCATTAGCTGCCGGTACTGCGTATTGCATAGCTGTACCAAGCATCTGTTCCATCTGCCCTGCCCCGTCTCTGTAGTCAGGCTCTGCCTTACGAAATGACGGATGGGCTCCTCCGACCATGTAAGCCGCTGTTCGTACTGCCGGATTTGCTTTGTCGTACATACCTGCAATGTTTGCACTGTACGAATCATCCATACGGCGTATCATTTCGCCGGCTTTACGCATGGTCTCCTTACCGTATGCCATAACAAGTTATCTATTACTTCTCTATTGTATAGATAGCATCTTATTTATCTATGTCATGTATATCCTTACTGCCTTACTCCTCCTTACTCCTACTATTGCCATAGCGTCCGATCATACTAAGCACTGCGATGAGATCGCTGCTGTCATACAAGAATCAGTCCGTCGTGGTGATCTTACTCACCGTGAGGCTGGTCAGATTATTGGACGTTGCAGTGAAGAACTGTTCGAATGACACAATTTGGCCGGGTTAACACCGGCTGCAGTTCTTTGTGTCCTGTCAAAACTCAAACATGTTCCAAGTTTGGAGTAAAGAGCGTGATGGCCGTTATTGGTCATTAATGCCATACAACCCCACTACCCAGGAATACTGCGAGCAGATTATTGACTACTACGTCGAGAAATGGGGCAATCTGTATCACTACAGAATTGAACCTACTCACGTAGTCCTTAATCAGCAAGCTGCCTGGGCTTGATACCCCTGCCCGCTAACGCGGGCTTTATTTCTTCGTGTTCATTATATTCACACTTATGACTTGGAATCCCTACGTCACACAAATAGCCCGTCAGACTGGAATGTCCGAGGCTGAAGTACGTCGTACTGCCAGACGCTCTATCATTACAGATGACGAGGCTCGTGTACGTGGCTACGAATCAGCAGTGGCGTATGAAGAAGCTCTCCACGACTTCTTAAATTCGAACTGATGATATCGATGCCTAACGTACCCAATCGCTACCACAATTCCGGTAAACCGGTGAAGGTGCGATTAAAACCTCAGGCTAAACGTTCGCGCATTGTCGCACGTAAAGCCCTACTCAAAAAGCTTATGGCCGGCTAACGCCGGTCGCAGCCATTTTTGTCACTTATAAAAGTAGAATGATTCAATTCACTGAAACCAACATCATCATTGCTGTCATAGGTATGGTGGGATTACTATCATCTGGTGTAGTTATCACCACCGCTTTCAAGCGTAATCAGACCCACCGTTATTGATACGGTAAGGGTGTATTCGCTGAAAGTAACTATGTTCTTTGATCCTTTCCATACGGCACCTGTGCGGTATGTAGTCATTTCGGATAGTCAGCTATCCCAATTGAGGCTACAACAACTTGAGAACGATATCCTTGTCCTTGAATCGCAAGTTAACCGGTATGAATCCGGGCTTGCGGAGGTTAAGGCCAAGTTAAAATTGAAGAAAGACCTCTATAAAGAAGCAGGTGCCCTAAATGGATCAAAAACTACTGAAGCTCTTTCGCAAAGCGGAGAGAGCGGAGTCACATAAAGAAGCACGTAAGGTGCTCAAGAAACTCGCCAAGTACGAGCAACAACAAGCAGACACCCAGGCCGGATAACTCCGGCTTTTTTCTGGGTTGTCCTAAACGAAATAAGACATGACTAACCTGGAAATTCGTGCAGCTCACCGTATCGGTGCGGCACTACTCAAGCAGTCACGCGAGAAGATGCACGATCTTCGTAATCTTCGCAGGGAAACACGCACCATGAAGGTGACGATTGAATGATCCCTTGGTTGATTTACTCCGCTCTGACAGTTGCCTTACATCTTGAAATTACAAGCACACCCATAGTGTTGCTTCCGTTTCTAATGCCCAGGCAACTTCCTGAAGTCGTAAGAGTAGCCGGTTAACACCGGCCTTAAAACTCTTTCGTTCTTTAACGTCATTATATGAGCGTTTCATTTGATTTCACGATCGTCAGCCGCACTCAAGTGCCTGGCGTCTCTCTTGTTCAACCAATGAACGAGACTGCATATAACTACCTCGTGGACGAGGCAGAGTTTTCCACTCTTCTAGATGGCTCTGCTCCCATCGCTAACGAGTGTGTTGGTGACTTTATCTCTGACGCTGAGAATGCACATCTGTGCAGCTCTTACGTCTGATAGTCATTGCCGGTTAACACCGGCTTTTGTTTTCTTTGTTTTTAAATAATTACATGCTTACTGATTTTCAAGGGCTTAAGATTGAAAACCTTGTAGAACGGGAATATTATGGAATAAATCCTTTTCAACAAAGATATTGTATTGATGTTGCCGAGCCTGACGAAACATGCTCGCTCAATCTCAGGATCATTAAAGAACTCAAGCGTTTAAATAAAGCGGCTGAATTGAACGACCTGGATGACCTTTATGATTACTTTAGATCATTACATGGTCTCATGCATAAAGCATGTGAAGGTATTAACACAGATCAATTTGCCTTATCTCTGAAGGCTTTCCGTATCATTCAATTATCAATTGCTACTCTTGAAATTGATTCTATTGTTACACAAAGGCCTTACGAATTGTGTGATTAACTTATATGCCGATTAACACCGGCTTTTGTTTTTAATGTAATTAAAAACGTAACAACATGACTGTTGAATGGGCTGTCTACGACAATACCAATGATGATGTCATTGGTGTCTGGGAAGACATGTACGTTGCATTTGACTTCCTTTGTGAAAACGCAGGAAATCAAGATAATTGGGAAGTATTCCCAATGCTTGAGTGCACCGTACCAGTTATTTGAACAAGAGAATGCCGGTTAACACCGGCTGTAATTCTCAATGTTCTTTAACTGTCAATAAGTGACCAGTTCAATTCCTAGCGGTTTCTCATTCGAAGATCTTCAATCTCTTATGGAAAACGCTGTCCCTGATGTCGTGTCCCCTCTCAATCATGATGATTGCGATTGCAATCTGTATGATCGTGATGACGTCAGTGAAGAGCGTATCTCTAAGCTTGCTGCCAAGCTTTGTGATGAGGCTAACGAGTTTGCCAGTGGCCCACTCCTTCACAAAGTCATTGCTTTGACGATCATCAGCCGTCTTATTTGTTGGCACAAATCCATTGGTGACAATCAAATTGCTGATGGTGAAATCGAATGCGGTACTGCCTGGCATCGTGATGCAGGTCAGCTGCAAACCGCAGCCATGACATTAGCAAATGTCGGTCTTGGCCCTGATGATTTCACTTGCATGCAAGACGACGATTGAAACCTTAGCCGGCTAACGCCGGCTTCGGTTCGTAATGTAAATTCTCACCGGAACATCACCGGTTCTTTCGTTGGCTAATCTCACCAACTACGTTGCTTTCAACGCACTGACTATCACTGGTCGTATCAGCGACATCAAAGTCGTTGAGTCCAAGACTGGCAACTTTCTTGCTGTCACTATGATCAGCACGTTGGTTACAGATGGAGCTGAAGCTACCATCACCTTCACGACCACTAATGGTCTGATGTCTCTCTTTGAGAAAGGTTTCCTTCCCAAAGGTCGTCAACTGACTGTTACTGGTCACATCGCTGACCTCTCTGAGGTCTACACCGATGATGATGGTAACGTTCGCATGCTTAAGCGCCCTCAAATTAAACTGACAGGCGCTGCTGTCCTTGACGGTGGCCTTGGCCCATCGCCAAAGTCTGATAAGCCTTCCCTTGATCGGAATACAACAGTTGTTGTGCGTCCTTCAGATGCAACACCTGTTGTTGAAAAAGCTCCTGCTGACGAAGCACCTGTTTTTTGATAAACAGTCCCTGGCTAACGCCAGGGTATTTTTTCATTTCTAACGCAACTGGACAGTTGCTTTATCGCTTTTAATTACGGTTATATTCTCGCTGCATTGTTACATGGCCATTGCCTTTGCCATTGCCATTGCCATTGGTGCGGACATAAACATTTGCACCTTCGTCGGCGTTAACTACAATTGGTTTCCGACCAATGACTTGTCCAGTTGCTTGTAAGTCTTCTCCTGCCTCTAAATATTGCCTCATCATGTCTTCATCCATAGCTTTACCTGCCATACGTGTGGCTTTTTCTTCCTCTTTCATGTAATCCAGCAGATCATCGAGAGCTGATCCATAAATATCTGCATTTTCATCTAATTCAGCTTCTCTAACTGCAGACATATCTAATTTTTCATGCATAGAAGGATGGGCTATTAATATATCGTCTATTTTATCCTTCATTTCAGGAACTGTTTCTGTTAAATATTTCTTTAATATATGCTTTCTATACTCTAATGGCATCTCACTTGCATCTACAACATCTTCAACCACATTTTTAGGCTTGGTCTTTGAATGATATTGATAACCTTTTTTGATAGCCCATGGATGAATACCTTCCTTCCCTATATGTAAACTTTTGGGTATATTAACTAGATTACGAATGTCGTTACCCATTCCATGGAATTGGCGCCCATAATTAGTCAGTTCAGCTATTTCTTTTTCATTTAGGCCTTTATATAAAAGATCTATTGTTTCTAGAATTCCTTCATGATGAGCCTGCTCATCTCCTCTACGTTTCAAGAGCTCGTAAATAACCATATCATCGGAACTCATTGCCCGATTTTTTGCGTTATTGCCAGTGTATTGATTTAATTGAGCTTTGAATGTGCCAGCAGCATCTTCCGCCAATCCAGGAGATTGTCTATCTACAGAACCTCTACGTACACCCACTCATATACATACCTATGACTATTTATTTATCTAGGTATTACTTACTTCTTCTTTATTCTATGGAGTTTGTGATTCTTTCTAAAATAGTTATGTATAATTATTCTGGTCAAGATGATGTACGAGAGTGAATATCAATCAACTGCTACTTCTCCCCAGAAAGAAGCATTAGAGCGAGCAAAAAGTCATATGAGAGATTACGGAAATAATTTTGATAATCAATTTAATAACTTTAATGCCACAAAAATTGATCAAAGAAAGTATTCTTTTAAGTAGTTAGCCGGTTAACACCGGCTGCTGGACAGTGTGTCCGTTGCAAAAGGCAGAGCGCGTTATTTCGACGTCAGGTGCCAACAACGGACTGTCCTTTCCTTATTGATCATGGAACAACACATGATTTTGATTAATCGTGAAGAAGTCGAAGGCATGATTCGACATATGAACAGAGCAATTAACTATTGCGAAAATGCTCGTTCTAGTTATCCGTTTGATCCTCAGACTGATATCGAAGCTGAGCCCACTGAGTTTTACCCTGGTGCATCCGGCTTCGCTCTTGGCACACTTCAAAGTGTGATACGTCAGTTAGAGTACTCACTTAAGTGAATACTCATTACTTATACCGACTGGGTGACCGTTGTATTTCTCACGATGGTTATATCCAGCTCGGTATTTTCAGTCATTCTATAGAGAGACATTTGGAGCTGTGCCCAACTATTAATTGGGTTGAAACCTATTGGTTGCCAGATGTCTTCTCTAATCGTTATAAACGTGCTACTTTTCAAGCACATGAACGGAAGAATGCTGGTAAACCTCCCACAGATAATAGATCTAGTTGGGTCTAAATTATTGAAACTCTTCTGTTAGATTACTAATGAGCCCGAAGAAGAACCTCGTCAGGGCTTGTGTCTAATCAGGTTTCAATGATTTTTGAGGTTTCTCATTGTGTAATAAAGAGGCTGCCGTTAATGTGGCCTCTTTCCTGTTCACCTGAGTGGCGGAATCGGTAGACGCAACGGACTTAAAATCCGTAGACAGTAGTCGTGCGAGTTCAAGTCTCGCCTCAGGTATTAGGGGGTTGAGATCTCCCAACTATAGGTGCCATTCAGCAACCAGGCCTTCATTGTCTGGCACGTTTGGAAAAACTCCCTATGGACTATTCGGGTGGTTCCCGTCTTACTCCGGTGCAAACTGTCAGAATGTTGGGTCAGTTGCCCCTCTACTAGCTAAGGCCTTAGGTAGTTAAGACATTCGGATAAGTGTACCGTTACAACAAATATTACTGAATTATGACTCAATACGATCCCCCTTGTTACGGCACTGTAGAGCATTACGCAGAAATGTTCTCAGATATTCTTGCTGACTGTGGTACTGGTGACAAAGAAAAAGATTTAGAGACTATTGCCAATATCATGGCTGGTTTTGAACGAGCAATCATTAATTGGATGAAGTATCACGAGACCGCTATTGATAGTTATCGCGAGCTTCATCGCAGCTTTATTATTGGAACTTTGTCTCCTAATAATTATGATGTATCTTAAAATAGTAGAAACAACTATTTAATGCAATGGGCAAGTATAGGAACCCGTACAGTCTTACTAAGCGTTACGGTGTAGAAGAAGGGCGTTTTACTAAAGCAGGACAAAACTATACTGACGACGAAGATCCAAGAGATTTTCATGAAAGACTTGCCAAAGAAGTTTCTAGAGATTACGACTCACGTAAACATCAAGAAACTTTTGATTTAGCTTATACAAATGCTGACTTTGCAAAAACTCTTAATCCTGAAATCCAGGATTTCTTGGATGATTATAGAAAAAATACTAATAAAAAGAAGAAAAAGAACACAAAGGGCATCGATGGCATTGACACCCTTGACGACGTGTTTGCTATAAATGACTTTGGTAAACTATGGCACGAACACGAAGGTAAGAATAAAGGTAAATACACATCTACTCAAGACTATAGTGAAGCAACTAGCCAAATGATGAGTGCCATGCGTGATTTTTACGGTGGTTCTTCTGCACAAGATGCTGAACCTAAGAAAAAACCTAAAGTAAAAACACCTAAATCTTTACTTCCTAAAAACTACACGCCAAGCAAAGAGACAACTGATGCACAAAATTTTGTTGATCAATATGAAAGATCTATCAGGAATTCACCTGATGGATTGCTTGACACAGGATCTATGGGCGAAAGTCAAACTTTAAAAGGTACTTCATTTAATGCAGAAGATGCTTCTGAAGAAAATGACAAAGCACAGGGTTTCTTTCAGGACCAAATACTGAATCTTACTGAAGGTTTTAAAAAGTACAATATCAATACTGTTGGACCAAATAGCACTGCTTCTAAGAATCGAGATCTACTTCGTACTTTCAAAACCACATAAAACCGCACATACCACACTACTTTCTATATACCCAATTTAAAAATAATTTAGTACTGTATGTATTAAAAAAGAAATATATAAGGGGAGATGTGTGGTAAATGAGGTTTTTGCTGATATTTCTTTCTAATCCCTTGCGCCGCCGTGCATATCAAGACCACACTATGCTGTGGTTTTATCGTCTTTCTCGGGATTGTTGAATAGTCTTCTACCTTCTTCTGTCAGATACATTTCTCTTTCTGGTTTTATTTCAAATAATCCATCGTATAAACCTGCTCTGCATTTGGCATCATGAATACATGCTTGACAAGCACCGCTCCAACAGGGTTTGTGGGCTCTTTTGTCTAGATTTGTATTGTTTTTTTCTAATATCTCTGCTGTTTTAGTGCATAAACGCGCACTTTCATGAATTCTGCTTTTTAATAAATGACTTGCTACATAACTGATCGTCCCACCCCAAAACTGAGCATATGCTCTTAAGATGTTTGCTTCAGCCGAAGTCATAGTAATTACTACTCTTTCCACGATGAAACGAAATTTGGTTTGTCAATTGTAAGAGAGATAATTATCATTAGTCAGTATTTTTTTCTTAACGACAATCATCAAAGATTTGTTACGAATCTTTCTCTAGCATTATTTGTTACAGCTAATTGTAGCTGTAACTGTTCACACAATAATACAAAAGTTTGATGTTTCTACCATCATTCACATTCCTTGTTTTTCCCAATTTTTTCTGCAAAGTGCGTTTGCCCCCTAACGGGGGCTTAATCAGCGCGTGCCCCTAAGCGGGGTTGTTTTCTATATGAGGTCCATTAAATGCCCGCAAATTTCACATCTGGCTGGCTCGGCAACGGCGAAAGTGCATGGCACGGAATGGGAGTCGTCACTGACGGAACCCTGCCTGCGCGAGAAGCGTTTGAAACTGCAGACGCACTCTTCACTGTTGAGAAGCGAGAACTCAAACTTCCAACTCACGTCTTTGACCCAGAGTCCAACGGCTACTTGCCAGGACGTGTTTGCTATCAGCCAACAAGTCACTTCGGAGTTGTCCGAACAGACACCCAAGCCTTACTTGGAGTTGTCTCTAAGCAATACGAGATCGTCCAGAACGATTCGCTCCTTCGGATGGCAGAGTTCATCCGCGAGGAGGTTGACATGGACTGCGTCATCGTTCTATCGGATGGTGCCAAGGTCTGTTTTACCGCCACACTCCGTGGTGCGGAGACGGACATCGTCCCTGGCGATACCGTCAAACGACGCATTGTCGGCTACCTAGGCCACGACGGTAAGACTGGCTGTGGTGCTAAATTCACCAACATCCGTGTTGTCTGTCAGAACACACTGACTGCAGCACTTGGTGAAAGTGGCGCTCATAGCAGCATCACCCACAAGAACGGGGCTAATAACCACTTCGATACTCTCATCAGTAGCATCGATGTAGCTCGTCAGGACTTTGTCACTGAGTGCGAGCTGATGCGTGAGTTCTCACAGTTCAGTATCACTAGTTCTCAGTTCAACGATTTTGTTGACGAGGTCTACAACATCGATGAAGGTCAAGTGTTCCGCAAGCGTGACAAGATCACTGCTGCTATGAACCGTGGCTACGGGGTTGATTACAACCCTGGCACACTGTGGACTGCTGTTAATGCAATCACACAGGTAGAAACGAGCACTCGTGGCACTACATCTGCCAAAGGTCGTGCTCAGTTTGCACGTGGCACTTTCGGTGCTGGTGCACAGATCAGTAAGCGTGCTTTTAAAGTCGCAGCTGAGCTGGTAGGTGCCTGATGCTAGTCACTATTGATCTAGAAGATGCTCAAGCCATCGCTTACAACATAGAAGAGCGTCTGGAGTATGAAACTAACGTTGATCGTGGTTTCTGGAATCCAATTCTTACTCGATTAACTATCGCTATAAGACATTGCTCTGAATAAAGCACTTATAAGGCCCGCACATGCGGGTCTTAATAATTAGCTCATATTCATTATTCACAATAAAAAAAAATGCTTAAAATATTTGCTACTATTGCCGCTTTTGCTGTGGCCTCCTTCAATCCAAGCGCATCGGGTGCAGGATCCATGCTGGCTTCCTGGTATGGTCCAGGTTTCCACGGACGTACCACAGCCAACGGTGAAACTTACAATATGTACGGACTTACCGCCGCACATAAAACACTCCCTTTCGGAACGAGGCTTCGCGTCTGTTATCAAGGATGTGTCAACGTCCGAATTAACGACCGTGGTCCGTATATCGGCGTTCGTGAGCTTGATCTCAGCAAAGGTGCTGCTCAAGCAATTGGATTAATCTATCCTGGTGTTGCAAACGTAGAGATAACTTATTTGTAATTACCCACGTTAAGTGATCTCCAGAGATATATTTAAATCAAGACATACTAGGAGGGCTAAATGTCTCACACTGTCCGTAATGAGAAAACCAAAGGTTTCCTGCATAAGCTTGCACTTCAGCGTCGTACACGTAAATTAATTCGTGAAGTTAAAAACGATGATTTCTGGATGGATATGGATGAATATTATATCCCTTCAGCTCAAATTTAAGTATAAATACTAGGCGTATTTGCGCTTTTCATAACTTAACATAGGGTATGTAGGAGTTAATTACTCTGAGTCATACCCGCAAATTAACGTCTTTATTCAATGTCTATTACGAACCTAGCGGGTTCCCAGTCCCGCAATTCTAACTGGGATAATTTCTGTGCTTGGGTAACAAGCACCAACAATCGTCTTTACGTCGGTTGGTTTGGCATCTTGATGATTCCTTGTCTTCTAGCTGCCACTATTTGTTTTATTGTCGCATTTGTCGGCGCACCTCCAGTTGATATCGATGGCATCAGAGAACCAGTCGCAGGATCCCTCATGTGGGGAAACAACATCATCTCAGGAGCCGTTGTCCCCAGTTCCAACGCAATCGGTTTGCATTTCTACCCAATTTGGGAAGCTGCTTCACTTGACGAATGGCTCTACAACGGCGGACCGTATCAACTTGTCGTCTTCCACTTCCTCCTTGGCATCTTTGCTTACATGGGACGAGAATGGGAACTTAGTTATCGACTAGGGATGCGTCCTTGGATCATGGTTGCATACAGCGCACCTGTGGCTGCAGCTACTGCTGTGTTCCTGGTATATCCTTTTGGACAAGGTAGTTTTTCTGATGGGATGCCTCTTGGTATCTCCGGTACGTTTAACTACATGCTGGTGTTCCAGGCTGAGCACAACATCCTGATGCACCCCTTCCACATGCTGGGCGTCGCAGGTGTGTTCGGCGGCAGCTTGTTCTCCGCCATGCACGGCTCCCTGGTGTCCTCCTCCCTGGTGCGTGAAACCACCGAGACCGAGTCCCAGAACTACGGCTACAAGTTCGGCCAAGAGGAAGAGACCTATAACATCGTGGCTGCCCACGGTTACTTCGGTCGCCTGATCTTCCAATACGCCTCCTTCAACAACAGCCGTAGCCTTCACTTCTTCCTGGCTGCCTGGCCTGTTGTCGGCATCTGGTTCACCGCCCTGGGCGTGTCAACCATGGCCTTCAACCTGAACGGCTTCAACTTCAACCAGTCCATTATTTCTCGTGATGGACACGTCATCAACACTTGGGCTGATATTTTGAACCGCTCTGGACTTGGAATGGAAGTGATGCACGAGCGTAATGCTCATAACTTCCCGCTTGATTTGGCATCAAACAATATTGTTCCTGTTGCCCTGAAAGCTCCAGTTGTTGGTTAATCCACACAATTAAATAATCAGCTAGCCTCACTTATGTGAGGCTTTTTTATTACACATTTATAATCAATGATTGAACTTCTAACATATTATGTAATTGGCGGTGCACTTCTTGTTGGTGCTCCTGCCGTATTTTTCTTAATTGCTTTTATGCCTGCATTGCAAAACACTAAAGGCAGAATGGTTGGATACAAGGATCATAAGCAGTATGGTGATAGCTCTATTTATGAAAACACGCCATCTAATTTATCCGACTATTATTTAGTTTTAACTAATGAATAGTTTTGCTTACACTATTATTGTGATGCTCTCAAGTGTTTTGATTGCATCTTACTTTGTAATAGATCCTTTATCGCACTTACCATGAAATATACATTACTTGCATTTGGAATTATTGGACTGACATTTACAATTAGTTCTTGCATCCCTTCTTTGCCAGAAATTCCTGAATTACCTGATGTTCCAGAAATTCCTGAAATACCAAATTTACAAGCACCATCATTAGATTCTGTTTCGCCTGATATTGATTTACCATCATCAGCAAAACCTTCTGACATCTCTACCGATATCAGTGTTTTCTAATGATTTTTAACACTGGTGATCTTTTATTGATACGTAAAATTATTATTTTTTACATGCATCATCACATGTCTGCTTCAAATCCACAAATTAAAGATGTCGAGATAATTCTTGATAAAATTACTAAAGGATTGGATGCATCATGACAAATGTTAGAAGCAGGAATTACACTATCAATTGCTGCTGTCTGCGGACTTTCAGCATTGTCTAATAGGCTCTATAACCGTATATCTGAATTAGACAGACGTATTGATACTGTTGAACTTCGAGTTGCAGAGCAATACGTAACTAAATCTGACCTTGAAAGTATGATTGATCGTGTCGAAGGTCACCTTATTCGCTTAGAAAATAAACTCGATAAGCTCTCTTATCGTTAATGAAATCGTTACAATTATTTATAATTACTTTAATAGAATGACTGTTACAACCGAAGACGGCGGACGCCAAAACTTGTTCGCCAAAGAACCACAAATGTATGCAATGGAGGTTTCCGTGACTCACAACGAAAAAGCTGAAATGTTAAATGGCCGTTTCGCCATGATGGGCATTATTGCCGCACTTGGTGCTTATGCACTTACTGGACAAATCATTCCAGGTATTTGGTGAATATAATTGAAATGAAATACTGAATTCAATCTAAGCCATTGATTGATATTATTTTGTTTCAAGTAACCACTACTCAAGTTCGAATAAAACCAAAATCTGCGCACGGTATGCTGTGGCTTCAAACTCATTTTGTAGATGAGGATTGGGATTCTATTGCTTTAGGTCAAGCAGACTTAGAAAATAAGCATGCTGATCAACTCTCTCAGGATGCCTCACTAGCAGGGTTGAGGGTTCATTACCCTCCCCCTCAAACATTCAAACGTAAATAATATTTGCCCTTTGTTTTTGATCGATGAAAATATTTATTGATTCCGCTGACATTGATGAAATTATCAAAGCTGACAGCACAGGATTAGTTGACGGTGTTACCACTAATCCAACTCTTATTAAGCGATCAGGCTTAGATCCTTACGATGTATATGATCGAGTGTTAAATGAAACCAACATTAACGATCTGAGCATGGAAGTCTCAGGATCTCGATCTGAAATGCTGCATGAAGCCGATCGGCTTATTGATCGTTATGGTAAATCCTTTGCCACTATCAAAGTTCCCATGACAAGAGATGGACTATCTGTTTGTCGATCGCTATCAGCTGTTCAGGTCCGAGTAAATGTCACTTTGATTTTCTCTATTCCTCAAGCAATCCTTGCTGCAAAAGCAGGGGCTCACTATGTCTCCCCTTTTGTTGGTCGTTTAGATGATCAATCTGTTGCAGGCCTTGAAGTTGTACGTGGGATCGCTTCACTGTATCAGCAGCAAGCAGTACCCACACAGGTATTAGCCGCTTCTATTCGAACTGTTCACAAGGCAGTACGTTCTTTCTACAATGGGGCGGCTGTAGTCACCATGCCTCCTAAGGTCTTTCATCAAATGTATGATCACATTCTTACTGATCAAGGGCTCGCAATATTTGAGCGAGATTTGATATCTTGATACTAGATACTTATTGCTGCTATGCCTAAATCTCGTAAGATGCCCAAGGAATTGCTTGAGAAATTCAAAAGCAAGAACGCGGATCCCAAAAAAGATGCACCCAAAAAACCTATGGCAAAAGGCTCTACTAAAAAAGAAGATCCTTTGGCTAAAGCACGGGCAGCTAAAGCTAAAAAATCTGGAAAATAGACTTGCATGGCCGGCGAACGCCGGCTATAGTTTGAGTATGCCCGGCGATTGGGCTTGTTGTTTATATTTCAAATTCAATGGATATATCGAGAAGTCAGCTCGATGAGTTGACTGGTGTCATTGAAGACACTGTTCAATATTTTTGTGATCAAGAGCAGTTGTCAGGCGAACTTGTCTGGGCTGTTCTTGAATGCCTCGCAATAACCAAGCAAGAAGAGCTTAAAGGAGCTTTTTCTGCTGTATGAGGCATAAATCAAAAACAAATTATGTTGCCAATGGCATCATGACGTTTATAGATGCACTTATTTATGATCATAAAGCTGATGAATTAGCTGTCTATCGTCGTGTTGTTCGTCTGGCACAAGCGCAAGCTGATCGTCTTGAAGGATTAGACGTTCAAAGAAATAAATAAGTAAGTATGCCGGCTAACGCCGGCTGCATAACTAAGTGCCTTCGGGCAAAACGTACACATTACATTGATTCAAATGACTATCGTTTCTACTGCCTCCATGACCGACGCTACTGCTGCACTTGTTGCTGAAGTTGGCGGCTCTTCTACTAATCAAGTGGATATTATGATTGGCATCGGTCTTGTTAAAGATTCCGAAGCTGTCTTCTTCCAATATGTAGGTGAAGACGGTAACTCCCAGGCACTAGTTCGTGACAACGGCAAGCCTGTTACCCGTATCGCACCTGTGCGTGTTGTCGGTGTGTCAGTTGCTGATGGCATTGGTGAGTTCAACTCCACCAAGCTCAACCTGTTTGTGGAGACTCAATCTGGCCGCACTGTGATGCTTACATCCGGTTTGTCCACCATCTGGTCTCAGTGCATCCTTACCGGTCTGATGGGCATGTTTGCAGATAACTCACTTGATGCACTCATTGCTATCGATACTTGGAAGGGTAACTCCAAAATGCGTCCTTGCTTTGCTGCTATTCGCAACAACGGCGTCAAGCAGACGAGCCAAGAGCTTTATGACACTCTTGCTGAAGCTCGTGGTGACCGCAACAAAGACCGTATCGATGCAATCATGCGTGATGCTGTTTCTGTCCTTGCTGAAACGCTTACAGGTGTGCCTGCCGACGTTGTTGACGTGACTATTGCGCAGATTAAAACTGAAAACGATTTCTGATCAGTTTTTATTATTTCATGAACCCGATTGCTGAGCTTCGTGCAACTCGAAGGTATTTAACTTCATTCCTTTTGAATGTCAACTTAAATACTAGAGAGTGCACGATCGGTACACTATTAACTATGCTCGATCATTTTGCAGAGCATCCTGATGATTATTTGGAAATGACTAATGGAACTAAAAGTAAATGATTACGACTTGCTCGACATCATATGCTTGTGTCACGCAGGATTGGCACAAGACTCACCAGAAATTCCTGAGATCTATCTTACAAAGATACTTGGACTCGCTCAAGGTTATTTACCTCCTGACCAACGAGTTCACATTGAGGAATACCTTGCTGAGAAAAAGTATCTCCCCCCTGTCGATCTAATCCTATGATAAAACTTGATTCTGAATCTATTGAAAATTTCAAAGACTATCTCATTCAATCAATGAATGAAGATGTCTATTATCAACTTAAACATTGGGTTGATACTGAAATCGATGATGATCAAAACTTCAATGAAGTTATGGATTTCTTTGTGAAAAATCTCCACGGCTCACTTCAATGGATTGATTAATGTTTAAAACACAAGCAGAGATGGAAGCAATCCCTGTTTCCTCTCCACGTCTACGCACTGTCATGAATCCAGTTACTCTGGATGAAGACGAACATCTTGGCTATGACGCTGAGATTCAATACAAGCGAAAGCCTCCAACTGTTCGCTTGATTATGTGTTCAAGTTTGGACACAGTAACTGTTGGGGAGCCTGTAATGATAAGCTATCATTCAGGCATGCGATGTTATCAACATAGTCGCCATGTTTCTGTATCCAATACTAGTAACTGCACTGGCGGTTTTTATTACACCGATGGAACAGAAGCATGAAATCAAATGCACCCTATGGTTGTCAAACGTTTAGAGATGTATTGACTCTTTTGCAGTCATTGTCAGCAGAGCAATTAGATTGCACACCAACAATCTATGACTCTGACAATGATGAGTATTATCCTGTCACTACTCTACTAACAGCAAGCGATTCAAATCAAGTTTTAAACAAAGATCACCCATACTTTGCTTTTTAATGATGAAACAGTATCACATTTATGTTTTTACCCAAGACTCTTGTGCTCCTTGCACACGTCTCAAGGATCACGTCCAGACTCTCACATCTGCTGAGCAAGGTGAGATTGATTATGTCCCACTCAAAACACCCTCTGGCCAGCGTACAGCGCTTGCGGAGGAGTTGGCGGTGGAACTCACACCTACGCTTGTTGTCGTCCATGAGACGATCCAGTGTGATTACTCACCGGAAGACGGTTATGAGTTCTGTGACTTGGAAGAGGAATCAGTGGAAAGGTTTGTAGGTGCTAACAATATTATTGAGCACCTGCAAGCCACGCTTGATGCTTACACATACGCGCATCCAGAATGAAACCTGTTGATTATTTATTGTTAATAGGGGAACTCGAAGGCTGCACTGGTCATCTTAAAAAACTTGGCCAGGTAGCTGATTTAGAGGTCATTCGGGAAATGATTCCCAAATACTACAAACTATATTCCAAAGCTAAGAAAGCAAATGGATAGACAAACTATTTTTGATTATTTGTTTTTAAACTATAAAATGCATATTGCTAAGGCAACACAATACATTGATCCAATCCAAGAGTTATTTGATTATTCTTGTATGTTTGATCAAATTGACGACATTGTTGAGTTTCTAGAAAGCGATGACTGATTCAGAAAGAGAAGAGTTTGTGTACGACTTAGCTAATCACTACGTTTCTAACACTACTAAGTCAGGTTTAGTTGCTATGGCTATTGATCGAATGTGCGACATCCTTATACAAAAGAGTGATGAAGAGCTTTGTGCAATGGCTCCAGATGAACTAACCATTGTTCCAACTAAAACAAAAAATAAACGTAATAAATCAAAGCCTATTGGATTTTAATTTATGAATCAATTTAAGATAACTGTTTATATTTCAACAACTTCAAAAGATCCTACGTCTTGGATCGCTGAATCAATTATCGACAGCCTTGAAGAAGGTGAAGAGTTGACATCTATAACTACTGTTCGCTACGAAAATAATGACCAAAAAAGCTAATGTGATTGAAGCCAAAGGCATCATTTACAAAGAAAGTGGCAATGGATATTTCAATGTAGAACTTGACGAGCCCGTGGGACATTCATGTTTATGTCGTGCTTCGGGCCGTCTGATTACCAGAAAAATTCAATTGCTGGTTGGCGACAGAGTCACTGTTGAACTGTCGCCATATGACCTAGATCGAGGTAGAATTATACTTCGTGATAAATGAACGAACACACATTATCCTGGTATAACTGCATCAAATATAAAATGAGTATTGGAGATCAAGCTAGAGTATTTCGGGAAACTTTTAATCAAGAATGTCTTCCCAACATTTCTCGTTACGGCTTTATTAAAAAGTCACTATGGGATTTGCAAGTTGAACTTGTACGTGAGGAGGCTCTTGAGTTTATGCATGCATCACACGAGTTGTATGCCGATCCTGAGAATACAAAACGCAGAGAAGAGTTAGTTAAGGAACTGGCTGATGTAGTCTTTGTCTGCTATCAGTTTGCTGCTGCTTTTAACATTGATTTAGACAAAGCAATGACGCTCGTGTTTGAGTCAAATATGACTAAGCTAGATGAACAAGGTAAACCGATATTCAGAGAAGACGGCAAGGCACTAAAAGGACCTGATTATCAGCCGCCTGATTTAAGCACATGTTTTCCTGAACCAAACCTTACTTACGATTACGATACCCATGGAAAATAATCAAATCATTGCTCGTACCGGACGAGTACAAACGTGGATTGACGATCCTAAAAGTCGCTTACCTGTGAGCTGCACAGTGTTTGTTGTTGAAGATAGTATGGAGGGTTCAAATGGAATTGAAGCATCATGGCGATTTGTTAGCCACGCTTTACGATATGGAGCTGGCGTTGCTGTCCATCTCAGTAAACTCCGAGCCTCAGGAACTGACAACGGCAAAGGACTCGTTGCATCGGGGCCTGTTTCGTTTGGCAAAATCTATAGCTGTCTTAACGAGCAACTCAGAAGAGGCGGCGTCTATAAAAATGGCGCAGTTGTGCTCCACTTGGACATTTCCCACCCCGATATCCTCGATTTCGTCAACACACCAAGACACGAACTGCCTTGGGCAAAACGATGCGTCAACTTGAATTCTGAGTTGTGGGACGACACTTCAGATGAAGTTAAAGATGCTATTTTAAAGGGCATCTCAAGAGGAGATATTTGGCTTGCAAAGATCCGAGTAGATCAGTACGGCCGCAGAATATATGCAAATGTTTGCTTAGAAGTATTCTTGCGTTCTAGAGGCACTTGTTTGCTACAGCACGTAAATTTAGGTGCATGTAGGACTGAAGACTTGGTTGGTGCATTTACTGGTGGCATGAATGAATTGATTTCATTGCATACTAAAACTGGTGTTGAAACCACAGGCGAATATCTTACTCAAGAAGAAGATCGTCAGGTTGGTCTAGGAATGCTTGGTCTGGCTAATTTACTTGCTTTAGAGAGTGTTACCTATGCTCAGTTTGGCGAGGCCCTGAATGCTCATCTGTATCCTAATGCGGATTATTTAACGACTCCAGCAGCTCGTAAAATTGTAAAAGCACTTCAGGAAGGAATTATCGCAGCTGCTGCTATTGCTCGTACCAATAACATGGATCGTGCGTTTGCAATTGCACCTACTGCTAGTTGTTCCTATCGCTATAGAGACCGAGCAGGCTATACAACAGCCCCCGAAATCGCACCTCCGATTGGGCGCACAGTTGATAGGGACAGCTCTACATTTGGCGTCGAAAGCTTCTTCTACGGTGAAGTCGAAACAGCTGAACAAGTCGGCTGGGATGATTATGTCCGAGTAGTCGATGGCATTATGGAAATGCTCAATCGTACAGGGCTAGCGCATGGTTACAGCTACAACAGCTGGAGCGATGTTGTTACCTACGATGACGTCTTTATTGAAAAATGGCTTCAGTCTCCTCAAACTAGTTTGTATTACTCACTGCAAGTAATGCAAAATACTCAAGCCAAAGATGATGCTATGGCAGCCCTTGATGGCGACTTCAGCGGAATCTTTGGCTTTGATGACACAGAAGCTGATGATAATGAATCCATTATCACTATGTTCAATGACCCACAAGCTTGTGTGGGTTGTGCAGAGTAAACCTTATTAATAGAAAAATGAAAGCAGAAACACCTTACATTCAACTTCACCAACGCAAGCGCACTTGGACTCCAGTGTCTGTGACATCTGGTCCTCTCTTCGTTGGTGGCGAAGATGTCATCCAGCGTGCACTAGCACTTCGATGCCTTGAAATTCCTGTTGGAGATTTTATTTCTGATGCTATGAAAGGCGACCTACCAGATGTTAAAGGTTGCAAAGAGCTGCTTGAATCTAACGTCGTAGATGAAGAGAAACATGACATTGCACTTAATTACGCAGCACAAGCCCACAAAGTACCAGATTCCTTTGAGCGAGAAGCTAAGCACATTTGCGACACGTGGCTGGAACTGGATCGTCACCCTGTTCTCAAGGCCGTGGTCCTTGAAAGATCCGTCTTCTTCGTACTCTTACCAATCTTTCGAGCACTTGGGGATACCGGATTACGAACAACCAGTGCCGACATCAGTAGAGACGAGCAGACACACGTCGCTGCCAACACACTTGTCTGTGAAGCGCTTGGACTTAAGGGTGACAAGACCCTCAACAATCTCAGACGCGCTACGGTCGCGTGGGTCCTTCAATCCCTCAAGGGGGAGAGTGATCACAAGTATCTCTCCGGGAACTTCTGGCTTTCGAGTTCAGATTCTTTATACAAACGAGGAAAGGCTGAAGGACTAATTGAAACACGGGCTAGTCGAATGCCTGCTTTCTTTGAAACTAATAACGTTAACTTGCCTCAGTATGCATAGTTAATATGAAATGGTTTTTTGCTTTTCTAATTGGTTTGCTCTGTTTCATACAGGGTTACCATATTTATTGGCATGAACACTGCCCACCCTGTGAAACATGCGATTATTGATATGAATACAATTCAAATACTTGACGAAAATATTGACCTTGAAAAGTTCGACGATTCTAAACTGCCTTCAGACGTACATCTTGTTCGATATACGTTTGAAGGTGAAGAACATTATGATGCTGTTCGCGCTTACACCATGGTTGACATCTTCGATGTTTACTATGACAAAATAAAAGGCAAGGGTCAGATCCATTCGATTAAATCTGGCTACGGTAAAATACGACCAAATTTATATGGCAAAATCTACGCGGAAGAGTGATTACATTCAGCAGCTTATCGAACTCACACGATTCAAAGCTCAAAAGCTTACAGTTAAACAACTTAAACTATTAATAGCTAAACATGCACCATGCTGAGTTAGTCTGGATTACTCCAGATGCAGAAAAACTTATCGGAAAAATTGCAAGAGTCTCAAATCCCAATAATGAGGATAACCCAAATGTCGAAAAGCTCATCCGATACCTCATCAAACATAAGCATTGGAGCCCGTTTGAAATGGCTTCCATGTGCGTCGAGATTAAGACTACACGCGCTATTGCTCCGCAAATCCTCAGGCACAGAAGTTTCTCCTTTCAAGAATTCAGTCAACGTTATGCAATTCCCACGGAGACATTTCCCACGGTTATTCCAGACTTAAGAAGACAGGATCACTCAAATAGGCAGAATTCTATTGATGATCTGCCATCTGAAACTTCAGATTTTATGAAAACTCGTATTGATTCTCATTTTAGAGAAGCAGTAGATCTTTATCATTACATGCTTGATCATGACGTTGCTAAGGAATGTGCTCGTTCTGTCCTTCCTTTGAATACATGTACTCGTCTTTATATGTCTGGTACAATTAGAAGTTGGCTACATTATATTGACTTGCGTGGTGACCACGGTACTCAACGAGAGCATATGTCAATAGCCCGTTCTGTAGGTGAGATACTTGATACTCAACTTCCTACTATTGCTCGCGCAATGTGGGGTTAAGTCCTAAGATATAGACTGATTAATGAACACAGTCAATAATGAACTTTATCGCTGCAACTGTTGAACTTCGATCCCACATTTCAGATTCGATCCATGCTTATGGGCTCGACTATCGCGGTGCTGACGCTGTTGTGCCCTCTGGTAATAGCTCTGGAGAGGTACGATTTAGGCTCCTTTGTTACGACCGAGACGGCTCTAAACTCACTGCATTTAACGGATGGAAAGAAGGTACTAGAGCACTAATCACTGGTAATATTGTATTCAGTGATGATACAAGTCGTCCTTTAGATCTAATTGTTACAACTATCGAACCAAATATCCCATCTGACATGTACTGCAATCAAGTGGTGCTAGGGAATGCGTTCTTTGCGAGTGACGAAATTAAAGAACGGCGCAACTCTCAACTTGCTGTTAAAATCGGCACTACCCTTGACAACACCGACATCACTACATGGCTATACCTTGAAACCCATGATTCACGTAAAAAGAAACTCACTGATCGGATTCGTAAAGGACGTCCTATTTGTATCCAAGGTTATCTCCGCGAATATCGCAAAGATGATAGTGACTCTCCCTATCGGGCTATTGTTGCTTCTGATTTCACAACTAGAAAAGACCGGAGCAACAATGGACGCAATCCGCAAACGAACGGTTCAGCGGCGGGTTACGCAGAGGCGGATCCAACTCCTGACTACTAAACCACCTTCATGCCGATTTCGTAAGAAGCGTCCATATTGGTGGCAACATCCTATCTACACTATCTACTCTAAATAACTAAATTTAGTGAGGAATACTACCTCACTTTTTTAATGCTTTTCACTTATATTTATAGGGTCGCCTAACACTATACATGACCTTACAAGTATTGCCCCCTGAACTTCTCGGTGAAGGGCAAAAAGATAAAATTGAAAAAGCAGAACCTCAACCTTATTGGAAACCTAGTAGTTTAAAAGATGGTGAATCAGAAGAATTTAGGCTGCTAGGATGCTATGAAACTGGACACGCGATTATGGGATGGCAATATCCTTCTGAAATTGCTGATCCTAAAACTGGTGAGCTTCGCTTTAATGGTTTTGTCGTTACACGTTCTTATCCAACAGACGCAACTGACATTGCCAGAGAAACCGATTGGTCTAAACCTGATCGACCAAAAATCGACGGCACCAGCGCAAAGCCTCGAAAATTTCTCGCCTGGGTTGCCACCAGTGCCTCTAGAGCGCGTTTAGAAGTACTCTTTATTGAGCAACGATCTATTCGAGATCAACTTACTGAGATACTACAAGAGATTGAAGATTATACATGGACTAAAGATGGACTCGCTAATTTCTCAATTAAAATCAGCCGTAAGGGTGCTGGCCTTGAGACTTCATACAGCATTCTCCCAAAGGTTCGCAAAGTACCAGAAAAGATTGTTAAACAATGGGACTCCGAAAAAGACTCCATTTGGCTTCCTAACTTCTTTGAAGGGCAGGATCCTTTTGCTGGGAAGCAGACTGACTCTAAAGGTCTACCTGCTGGTGGCACAGACAAACGTGGGTCAACTGTCTTACCAAAAACAGAGACGGAAACGGTTGACGATAACGACGAATTCTGAGCCTTTCCCCCATATTGTTGACCAATCATCAGCCATTGTTTTTGTAGTCGCTCGTAACTGGCTTACGGCAACTTCTACTAAACAATGGACTGATACTTACTATCCAGGTTATAGAACACAATTTATAACCTCCCAAACATTTGAAGAAAAATTGCACAACTTAAAATGACTAATGCTCTTGAAAACCTTCCTCCTGAAATGAAGGAACGTCTTGCTCAAATTATGGCTCAACGCCAACCTAATGCTTCAACAGCTGAATCTCCGCATCAAGCAGCAATTGCACAACCTGCCCCGACGCCTGCACAGAAAGCTCCATCGCTCATGGATCATGTGATTGCACTTCGTCAAGAAGTCAATGCACTCAACCAACAAATCTCTGCTAACTCTCAAGTCGTGGAGGCGGTCGGCAATGCTGTTGGTCAGCTTTATCAAATGTTTCAACCGTCATCCCAGCCTAATGCTCAAGGGCCGACGTATAGCGAAACGTTCCAACAGTCCACGGATGATATGACGGATTATTGATATGACTGAACAGAGTAAGCCCTTCCGTATTCAGACTCCATCTGGATATCGGAAGTACCTCTGTAGCGGACTTTATTTACCTTCAGTGACAACAGTGTTGTCCGCAACTGAAAGTGCTAAGTCCAAAGCAGGGCTCAAGACCTGGCAAGCTAATAATCCAGGGGCTCTTGAAGAGGCAAGCAAACGAGGCTCTGCTATACACCTTGGATGTGAAAATTATTTACGTGGTTTAGAACCAGATGTACCTGAAGAATATCAAGACTTTTGGAATGGAATTACCCAATATCTTGATTGGTTTGATATACTTCATTGGTCAGAACGGCCACTACGTCCTGACTGGAACCATTTACGTTCTGATGATAGGGAGGTAGCATTCGTTTGGAGTACTGAGCACAGATATGCAGGATGTCCTGATTTGATTGGTGAGATTGGTGGTGTAAGAATCATTGCTGATTTCAAGACTAGTAACGCACCGTACATGAATACTTTTCCTGAACGTGGCGATCGTGTTGGCTTTGGAGGTTTTAGAAAATATCAAAAGTGTGCACAACAAATGGCTGCTTATCGCTTGGCGCTTGAAGAGCGTACAGGTTTTAAGTGTGATGTGGCTCTAATCATCGTCACTACGCCTGAAACAACACAAGGAATCTTCATTGATTCCGATCAAATGGATTTATATGAAAGCCGTTTCTTGAAACGTGCTAAGCAATTTCATGATATGGAGGATAATGAAACTACGAATAGCAGTAAACAAGAACTGCCTCAATAAAGCTAACCCTAGAGATACCGCTAGTGGCTGGCTTAATATTAACGAAGATCTAGCCTGGCTTCAAGGATGGGTCTCAGCAGGTTATGGCTGGTGCTGTACTCACTTTGTTGATCGCTATCGAAGATCTGACAATGCTCGCGGTAGTAATTTAATTGCTATTGATATTGACGGTGACACTACACTTGCTCGTTTTTGGAGCACAGATACAGCACGTCAATGGTGTGCAGGTACATATACCAGCTCTAGTCACAGTGAACAGGAGCATCGCTTTCGAGCTTTGTTCCCTTTAGAGATTCAGCTTGACTCCACCCAGCAGCACCGTGGTGCTTATTGGATGATTGTAGATCGTTTGCTAGCTGAACTTGGTATTAAAATGCTGGCCGATAATAGCGGTCAAAAACCTGAACGTCTTTGGTTCGGTAATACTAATGCTGATTGGACGATTAATAAAGAAGCCGATCCTGTTCCAGCATGGCTTCTCAAAGATATTGACTTCGATGACAGCATTGAATTCATATCTTCTGATGTCACTGACATAGATGTCAAACGATGCCAGTGGCTCCTACGTCACTTTCTCCGTCCTTCTGAAGACGGTGAGTATGACAGCTACTTTACGCCTGTTATGGCGTCTTGCGCCGGCATTGGAGAGGTCATCTTCGATGATTGGGTCGAATGGGTGCTTCGTGGGCACCATGGTGAAAAGCAAGAAAATACTCGTCCTTTTAAATGGCGAGGTCTCGGTAACTATTCCGGGCACACTACACTGTATTCACTAGCCAAAAAGCAAGATCCTAATTGGACTCTTGCCTTACCTAGTGACTTACGGTTTGGTGCGGCTGGCAGTGCCGTTGGTTATAGCGAGTTTGACGCTTTACCAAATTTTGATTCCGTTTTAGATAAGGTTACGCTTATGAATGTAGATAATGTCATTGAACTACCTGAGCCTCTACCTGATGCTCAAGACGCTCCAAAACAGGGGCGTGGTCGTCCAAAAAAGTCATCCGATACTCTCGCCAAGGAACGAGAGAACGATGTCGATCAAGTTCGAAAGATTCTTTCAGGCTTGCGTCGCAATCGATTAACTCACTCAATTGAATACACTGATCCAAATGGCAAAGTTGTTGAGCTTCAAGGCAATGACCTTGATTTAATGACAACCAAGCTTAGCTGTGAGCATGGTGTATTTATCCCTGAAATGAGAGTTAAAGCAGCTGTTCAATATGCTGCTAACAAAAACTCTTATTGTCCTATCCGAGAGTATCTTGATCAGTGTGCTGAACATGCCATTCCTCATAAAGACTGGGATAATATTGGCACCATTTTTTTAGGCAATTCACATAACCTCGCCACACTCGCAATGCAGCGAATGATGATTGGCGCTGTAGCTAGAGCTTATAACCCTGGTTGTGAAATGTCCTGGTTGCCAATTCTCGTTGGTGCTCAAGGTGTAGGCAAATCTATGTTTAGTCGATGCCTTGTTCCAGAGAAATTATTCTCTGAAATTTCTACGCCTCTTGAGACGTTGATGAAAGAGCAATATCGACTTCATATTGCATGGCTTCTTGAGTTGCCTGAAATTGACAGTTATTTCAATACACGGAACATTGAGAACTTCAAAAATCTAATCACAACTAGATGTGATGAAGTTCGTCGTCCTTACGCATCTCTCCCCGAAAGACTGTTGCGTAGGTTTGTCATGATTGGTACAACTAATCGCAACCAGTTTTTGGTTGACAGTACAGGTAATCGACGTTTTGTTCCACTTGAAATTGGTGCTGGTTTCTTAATTCCATGGAAGCAATTAGCAGCCGAACGTGATATGCTTTGGGCAGCAGCAGTGAATGCCTACCGCAGTGGTATGGCACATGAATTCACTGCTGGTGAGATTGCACAGATTTCTGAATATATCCAAGAATTTGGTGACCCTGATCCTTGGATGGAGAAGATATCTTCCTTTGTTAATCTCAAAGAAGAGGTCACTGCCGCTGAAGTTTTAACTCAAGCACTAGACCTTGATCCCAGGCAACAAGGCAGACGCGAGTCACGTCGTGTTGCTGATGTACTTCAAACTCTTCGTTGGAGACGTGTTAATACTTCTCGTACTGACCCTTTAACCAAGAAGAAACGTTCCGTTCGTCTTTGGGTTCGTCCCAAGGATGATCCGCTTAATGAAGACCATATTCTCAATGATTTCTAATAACTATGAATTCCAAATTGAATGACAAAACCCTTCTGGGTACACGTGTGCGTGTGAAACAAAATGATTTGATTGCTGTAATAGTAGGAACACCTGAGTATTACACTCCTACAGCAAAACTTGTTCGCATTAAGTACGAATATAGTACTAGATATGAATACAATATTGATACCATGTTGGAGCCGCTTCCAATTAAAGAGCAGTGGGTTTCATTAGGTGGTGAGTTTGTTAGACCCGAAAATTATTTTTGATTATGGCTGAAGCACAACCTAGTAAAAAAAGAGGTGGTCATGCTTATGGTCGCCGCAACCTACAGATTTCTAACACCGCTGAAGAAGGTACTCTATGCCTTTTCACTGGGCACTCTTTAGGTCGTTTTTCATCTCACTCCATGCGCTATGACAGTCATCAAGCATGTGTCAGATGTGTTGCATCAGCACGTGAGGGACGGCTTTCTTTAGATATCAATCGACTAATGGCTAAATGGAGGCCTAAAGCTCTTAAGTTCTGGTCTCAGGTCGATATTGGCGATCCATCTGAATGCTGGAATTGGAACGGTTGTATTAACCCTAGAACTAAGCAACCTCAATTTGCATGGCGTAGACATGGAATATCGACTTCTACTCAACACCATCCTCAGCGCGTTTGCATGTGGCTTACTTGGGGTGATCTTGGATATACCGGTGTTAAAACTACTTGTGGTAATAAATATTGCTGCAATCCTTTTCATCTTATTCCGCAAAATATTGGAGTCTTTGTAGATCAAGAATCTTATGTTGAATCCTTTGACTTGGCTTGTGAGCTGCACACTCTTAAACAACAAATTCAAGAGTTCGTAATTGAGCAAGCTATGAAGGAACAAGAAAAAATTCAAGATAAAGCTGAAGCTGATTTACGCGCTCAACTTCTTCTTAACCCTGATGTTGGATTCGCTGAAAGATATGAAGCAGTTATGACTGATATGTTGGCTGGTCGTCATATTAATCAAATTCATCCAGATGATCCTTCTCTTTTTAAAGATCTAATTGATAATCAGGAATTAGACGATGAAAATCCCACAAATGAGTTTTAAATTACTTAACCTTATTAGAGAGTCATTCTATTATGTCACGTCGTACTGATTTAATTCAACAGCTTGTCAGGTCTGATAAGTTTGGAGATGAAAAAGACAATGAACAGAAATTTCTGGCAGCTACAGCTGAGCTTATTCTCACTGATCTAATTAATATCGCAACTAACGGTATTCAAAGTAAAGGTGCAGGATCATTGATTATTAATCTCTGCAATGACTCGACAGTTTTTATGTCGGGTGCAGATGTTGAAGTCGATCTTCTATTTGCAGAAAGCGCTGAAGATGAGGATGTTGTTGATTTCTGTCGAGGATTACTTGAAGAAATTGACGAGAATGACTGGTCTAAAAACGTACTTATTACATTGATCAGTGATGCTGGAACAAGAACTTTCGCTGTCGAAGCAGGTGGGAGCCAAGAAAGCCTCAGAGCGCTTGCAAAAGAATTTAGCTGATAAGCTAAAAGCTCAAGGTTTAAAACTACCTCTTTACCCGACACCCCAAATCATCGAACGTGCTCGTTCGGTTATGGGATCTATTGATTTTGATCCTACATCTGATCCCGTGCAACAAGTTTTGGTTGATGCTACATCAGTCCCATCACTTGAAATGAATCCATTGACTGAGCACTGGCATGGCAATGTCTTTGTTGCACCTAAAGGAGCAGTTAAAAATACACGTACTTGGCTTAACAAAACAGTCAGTGAATATCGTAATCACTATATTGATAGTTTTGTTTTCTTTACCAGTGCTTCTGAGATTCTAAGAGCTGCTCCTGGTTTATTTGATTATCCATTCTGTATCCCATTTAAACGTGTTAAACAGCTACGTGCTACAGCATCTGGATTTGAACAAGTATCTCCTTCGACATGGAATGTAATTGTCTATGGTCCTCCAATAGAAGCAGCAATTACATCTATTGATAAAGTCACTCTGTTCTACAATACCTTCAGAGATATTGGACGAATTTGTTTTAATGAGTTTGCTGGTGATGGTTGGCAAAGAGATCTTGATTTTTATCAGGAATCTAAAGGGGATGTGTAATGTCAAAGTATATAGTCAAAAATGCGTGCTTTAATTTACCTTCTGGGTTGTCTGTACACCCATGTAGGTTGATATTTAAAGATGGCACTCTGATGTGGAAGCACGCCATGCTCAACCACAACTGCTTTACCTCTCTGCCTTTAGAGCACTCTCATGAAGCCCACATCGTTAAAACTGCACAACGTATTGAAGAACTCAATACATGGGTCTCACAAGGGCTTGAACCATGGGATTGCCTCACACCATGTCACTGGTACGACCCGTTAGATTCAGAATTGTCTACTGGTATTTCTCTGTACTTTACGCACAATTCAAAATCAAATAATGATGTGTATCTTGAATTGTCCAATCAAATCAAAGATCATGAGCTTCTAGAAGTGCGAGGATCGCTTATGTTTTTTAAACGATGCTAAGCCGGCTAACGCCGGCGATATGTAGATTGCTCAGTTCATCTTTTCAATCAATCGATTGAGATACCATTGTGCCTTACGTGCGTCTTCTGCAGGATTATCTTTCAACCAAATCCTCAGCATGTATTTAAGTACTTGTGCTTGCAGCATTCCTTGAATTGCATCAGGCGCATCTTTAACGGCATCTTCTATGGTATCGATGACTTCGCGACTTCCTGAAGTGTAATGACTAGGACTATTAACTCGATCATCTTTAGTCGCACCTGGAAACTCTAGTACTCGATCAAGCACATCCATCTTGTTATTGTCTTCCCAGTTTCCGTAGATGTCTAGTTCATTTTTCAAGTTCTTATAATCCATATAGAGTCGCATTTTTTACTCACTACATTTATATTAGAAATAATCACGATCAATTGTGGCCTATGCCAAAAATTCCATACGATCCACTCTTTATCCCTGAACGAGAAAAATATTTCATTGATGTTGCCAAGCAGCTCGCTAAAGCTTCCAATCATCCCATTGCAACTGGAGGCTGCGTCATTGTTCGCGATAATGAAATTATTGGCTCTGGACGTAGCTTACTTGCTGAATGCAAGGTTGAGATTGACTGTATAACCTATGCAATTGGAGTTGCCTCTAAGCGTGGATGTCCAACAGCAGGCGCGTCCATTTATACGACTCGGTATCCATTTTCTGCTGCAATTTTTCAACTTTATTTGATGGGCATTCGTAAACTAATAGTACTTGCTCATGATTGGGAGCCATACTACAAAGATGAATTCCGTAGAGCTGCACGACTTGCGAGGGAATTACAGATTTCTATAGAACCTTATTTTGATGATGACGACGACAGATATGAAACAAACAATCAAGCACCTCGCTTCGATGACCGCGAAGAACAATTCGACAACAAAGACCTCTACGTCAGAGGACCGGCGGAATCAGATGATATCGATGCTTCACAATATCCAACACAATCAAATGCAGCAGACTCAACTTCTATTTGACTTAGAATCCACCGGCTTACTTCGCCGTGGTTCGCGTATCCACTGCATTGTTGCTCGCAGTGAAACCGACGGCAATACATATATCTTTGATCATCAACCAGATCGCTCTTTAGATGCTGGTGTAGCTATGCTGGAGCAGGCTGATGTATTGATTGGTCATAACATTATTGGATACGACGTTCCTTTGCTTAAAGAACAGTTCCCTGAATTTGAGCCACAAGGTTCACTTGTAGATACGTTGGTTCTTAGCAGATTGTTCTATCCACATATTGCTGATCGAGACTACGAACGTCGCCCCATTGGTATGCCACAGCGTCTCTATGGCCGGCATAGCCTTGAAGCTTGGGGTCACCGTCTTAAATGCTTCAAAGGTGACTTCGGTAAGCATGAAGCTAATTGGGCTGAGTACACCCCTGAGATGCTTGATTATTGCATCCAAGATACTGAAGTAACACTGAAGCTTTGGGCACTATTACAAAGGAGAATGAATGACTATGCCTAATAAAAACGATCCCCTCACTCTAGATGAAATGACTGCAGCAGCAGACATATTCTTTCCACTTTTTCAATGTGTAGATAGTCGTAT